AAAGATCCATTTCTACAAAGTCAGATCGAGGAGTTGAATCAACTCACCGGGACTGTATGGGATAACACCCATGATATGTTTAGATTCGTGGAGAGGTCGCGCGCTGCAACAGTACCAAAGTCTGATGTTATTGAGCGATTTATCGCCATCGAGCCCACTGCTAATATGTTTTTACAGCAAGGCTTGATGAAAATAATGTACCGGCGCTTCCGCCGGATTGGACTAAATGTTGCGACTTTACCTGATCAACATGTAAAAAGAGCACGCACTGCTTCGGTCACTCGCTGTGAAGCGACGATCGATTTTAGTAGTGCCTCTGATTGTGTGTCGATAGAACTGCTTCGATGGCTTTTGCCATCTGATTGGTTCGGCGCCATATGTGACTTACGGTCCGAGTACTGTGAAGTACGCGGGGAATCCGTAGAATTACATATGATCTCGTCAATGGGTAATGCGACAACGTTTCCTTTGGAAACACTGGTCTTCTGGGCTTACGGACAAGCGGTCGTCACTGATAAGAAGTATTCGCTCCTCTATGGATTAGAGGATTATAAAGCGAGTATCTCTGTTTTCGGTGATGATTGTATTGTCCCAAGCGAAGCTGCAAATGACTTCATTGAAGTTTGTAGTGGATTAGGTTTTATGGTTAACGGGGAAAAGTCGTTTTTCGACGATTCTCCCGAGTCCATACCCTTCCGGGAGTCGTGTGGCGGAGATTTCTATTTAGGATCTCCTGTGCGCCCTCTTTATTTAAAGGCGCCCACTCGAGTTGGTAAACCTGCTAGTACACTAGAACCATGGTTATATACTATTATGAATCGGGTCTTAGAAAAATACCATTCGGTATTTGGACCCTTGACATATGTATATCGCTCTGAGTTTTGGACTACAGTTCTCCAACTGTTCAGAAGATACGACTTGAAACTCAAGATCGTACCTTCGGACTACCCTAATGACGCTGGCTTTAAAATATTCGCTGATTATCAGCGATTCCTCTTATGTTTTCCATTCGAGGTTGCCAAGGTCTATACCGCTCAGTCGGGCTTAACCTCATTTCAGTACTTGCGTTTCCAATATTGGGAACAAAAGAACCGTCATGATGGTATACGTCTAGCTATGTGGTATAAGCAGCCGATTATAGATTCCGAAATGGAACCTGTAACGCGCTATGCTATTAGGAAACGAGGCGGATACACCGCAGCGAGAGGAAGACAATTCATCCCGAATTTCTCCTCACAATAACACTTAGGTGTTGCCCTTGGTTGCTTGC